CTCCAGTAAGTGTCCGGGATTCCTATCCAACAGTTCCAACACGACGCATTCTAGACTGCAAAGCCACCTCTCGCATGAAACCGAATTTATCTTCATGCAAAGAAGGCTAGTCTAGGCACGGAGGGTCAAGCCAGTAGTAATTCGTTTCAATTGATTTACTACAAACTTTTCCTCTCCTGTATTCAATGTTGTCCAAATGGGACGAAAGGCGGATAATGGAGGTTGTTCTTTAAGACTACCAGTCTTAACAAACTCTCTCCATAATCGGACTTTCTTGTGATGGGAACGGAATTTCACGAATTCCCTCCACGGGAATGATAAATCATTTCCGTGATCGGGAATTAGGGAATCACACTGGGATTGAGAGAAGAGTCGATAGTCTTCGACCTCCTTTTCTCTATCAACGACTGATCCTTTTAGGAGACGTTTATAGAGTAAATGAGGTAGGCAGACTAAACCCTTTTCATCGTCAATTGGTAAAACCTTCTGACAACGGGAGAGAAGTTGGGATTTCTTGAAAAGATAGATTAATCTATCCTGTCGAGTTTCCTTCTTTTCTCCCCAGTTGACACCAAAGCCACCATGGGAGTCAGGAACTTCTAAACTCTCAGGATACTTGACAAGGGCCGATTTGGACCATGCCACGATCTGAGCTTTAGAAAATCCTGCTTCCAAGGCGAGTTTTGGCAGAGGAAGGTCCTTCCGGACCAACATCCCAGACTTCCCCGTTTGTTGGAAGAAGAATGAGTTATCTTTCTTCTTTCGAAACAACATCTGGGAATTGATGGTTCCGAAAGAACGACTCTGGAAGTTCTTGCCAACTGACGGGACGAGACCCATACTTGTCGAAATTCTCTTCCAAGAACGGATATGACGGTCTGTATCGATGAATAGGATATCATCCCCATTGATACAAGCCTTCAGATCCGCAAGTCCCTGTTTTCGGAGATGGCACAGAGTAGCAGCATTCGCTATACAAAGAATCGGGAATGATAGGAGTGATCCCATCAATTGTCCGTTTCGTTGTATAACGGGTTGCAAACCCGTCCATTCCGGATAGTGTACAGTATGTTGACCTCCAAAGAAGTCCATATACTTACACAAGACAGGGTTGGAAGAGAATACCTTCTTCAATTCGGAGAGGCAGGTGGTCATGATATCAGAATTTAAACGATCCGTAGCGGAATCGTAATCTCCTGATAGAATGAAACCATTCTGTCCCTCCAAATTACGGTT